TGGCTATTGCGTCCCTCAGACACAGGCGGCGTTACCACCCCGGCTAACGTGCAGTCGAAGCGGTCGTCTGCGTATGGAAGCGCCAACATAGCGCCGATCCGTGCTGGCCGTGCAGTTCTGTTTGTGCAGCGGGCTCTCAGGAAATTGCGTGAGCTTGCTTATGTGTTTGAGGACGACGGGTTCCGCGCCCCTGATTTAACTTTGGTCGCGGAGCATATAAGCAGAACCGGCATTATTGAGATGGCGTATCAGTCAGAGCCCCAAAGCCTTATCTGGGTTCCGGTGACTGACGGCACACTCCTATGTCTAACATACGACCGTGACCAGAAAGTTGTAGGATGGTCCCGGCATGTTATCGGCGGCGTTAGTGACGCGGGGACAACCCAAGCAAAAGTGGAGAGCGTTGCGGTTATCCCGAATACGGCGGGGACGGCTGACGAGCTTTATATGGTTGTGCAGCGATATATTAACGGCACAACCCGCCGATACATAGAATATTTAAAGCCTCACTGGGAAGAGACCCTAGACCACGAAGATGCGTTCTTTGTAGACAGCGGGCTAAGTTTAGACAGCCCTCTAACTATCACAGCCGCGACGGCGGCGGACCCCTGTGTTATTACATCTGCCACCCACGGCGTTGATGACGGAGACGATATCCGCATAAACGACGTTTTAGGAATGACAGAGCTAAACGAAATTGCGTATATCGCTGGCGAGACAACAACTAACACGCTTGAATTATTCAGTAACACGAAACAGAACACGATGATTTCAGCGGCCACCGCTGCTAATCCGGTGGTTATCACAGCCGCCGCACACGGCTTATCGGATGGCGACGAGATTGGCATCTTCAACGTGCTAGGTATGGTCGAATTGAACGGCAACGGGTACACAGTTGCGAATAAAACGACCGACACTTTTGAATTATCAGGCATAAACGGCACAGGCTACACTGCCTACACATCTGACGGCGATATCCGTGCGGCGATTAACAGCACGACGTTCACGACATACGTCTCCGGTGGCGTTATGCGAGAGAGGGCCACGGTCATATCTGGGCTCGACCACCTTGAGGGACAGACAGTTAAGATTTTAGCGGAAGGCGCAACTCATGGGGACAAGACGGTATCCTCTGGGTCCATAACTCTATCCCGATCAGCGGCTAAAGTGCATGTTGGTCTAGCATATACCTCTGATATAGAGACGCTGCGGTTTGATGTTGGCGCACGGGACGGTACGTCTCAGGGGAAGTTTACTCGGTTCCATCGTGTGATTGTCCGGTTTCTCTCTACGTTAGGCGGGTTTATGGGGCCGGACACCAGTAACCTTGATGAATTGGTATTGCGTGAAGGCGGGGACGCTATGGACACGGCGGTCCCCTTGTTCACAGGAGACCATGAGATAGAATGGGATGGCGAGTATAGTAGCGATAGCCATTTCTTTTATAGGCAGACTCAACCGCTACCTGTTACTATTGAGGCGATCATGCCTCAAATGGAAACTCAGGATAGAAGCTGATGTTTGAAGTCGTACCCTTTAAAGCGGAGCATCTGGCTGCGATCAAGCTGCAAGGGATGCAAGCGCACTTGAGCGAGTGGGTTAGCCACGACCAAGCCAAGGCGCTTGAGATATCTCCCGGGTACACCGCGATGGTTGACGAGGAGCCTATCGGGTCCGCTGGCATACTGAATATGTGGCATGGTCGAGCTATGGCTTGGGCATTCATATCTCAGACGGGGCCGTCAAATTTCCTGAAGGGCCACCGTGTTGTTAAGCGATTCCTTGATGGATGCTTTATCCAGCGCATTGAGATGACCGTGGACTGCGACCATGAAGAGGCGCATCGGTGGGCGAAGATGCTGGGCTTCCACATGGAGTGTGAGCGCATGAAACATTATAGCCCTGACGGCAGGGATTGTGCGCTGTACGCGAGGATACTGGCATGAGTGGCGTAGAAATTGCGGTAATCTCTACTGCCGTTTCGGCAGTTGGGCAATTGCAAGCAGGGGCGAACGCCCAGAAGGCGGCGAATTTTAACGCCCAAGTTGCTTTCAATAATGCCCACGCCTCACGGCTGTCAGCAATAGAGGATGCCAAGCGCCAAAAAAGGATAGGGTCCAAGAGGCAAGGCGCGAACCGCGCTCACGATCCTGACAAGTTAGACTTGCTTGAGGACAACGCTCTTGAGGAAGAGTTGGCGGTGCAGTCGCTAATCCATGCCGGAGAGGTTCAGGCGGTTGGCTTCGAGAACACAGGTAGACTTGAGGTTGCCAGGGGCAAGGCCGCAAGGAAACAGGCGATGTTTGGGGCGGCAGGGTCCATCCTTATGGGTGGTGCCCTTATGGGTGGCGGGTCGAGCTTCTTCGGGGGCGGTGGCGCGATGGGCGGTGGCGCAAGTTCAATGAGCCTATCCTCCCCGTTCCAGGGCTCGTTCCTTAACGGGGGTGGTGTTTCGGTGTTCTCACCAAAACCCGGCACGTTCACACCGATTGCCTTCTAGGGGGAAGTAATGGCTAAATTCACATCATTCGACGCCCCAAGAGGAACGGCTGGCCCGATAAGTGTTCGTCGCGCTTCGGCTGATGACTTCGGCGGTGATGGCAAGAGCTTGCAGATAGCGGGCGCGGCCTTGGCAGATTTTGGCAAGGTCATTAAAGAGCGTGAGGACAAGCGGTCCATTACATCTGCTCGGGCGCAGTTCTCGGAGTTTCAATTACAGTTTGAGCAAGAGCAAGCACAGCGCCAACAGGATGCGCCGATTGGCTCTACGGGCCACTTCGACGCATCTAAGTCTGCGTTTGACGATAGCTATAATAAAATGTCGTCGGGCTGGAATGACGTTCAGAAGAACGCTATGTCGGGACTTGTCGCCACCGCCAGGACATCTAACCTCACTGGCGCAATTCGTTTCCAAGCGCAGAACATTGTGAAGGGCGACTTGAGAGACATCGGCGTTATCCAGAAAGGCATCGGGGCGCAGATGTATAACGGTACCGTCAACCTAAAGGGCGGCATGAAGCTGTTGGATGAGGCTCTTGTTGATACAACGATAGGCGCTGAAGGCCAGCAAGCACTATTGACTAAGGCGCTCCCTGCTTTCCGAAAGCAAATCTTGGATGGCTTGCTCCAGAAGCCGGACGTAGCCATGTCCAAGCTACAGAAAGGTGAGCTTTCTGGCTTCCCGCCAGAGGAGATAATGAAGTTCCGTGACGATCTAGTCACGCGGATTAAGGACGCGGAAGAGACCGGAGCGAAGCGGCGGTTCGCCGTTGAGGTCACAACCAACGCCGAGGCTTACGATATAATGACGAAGGGCGGCACATTGGCCGACCTTGCAAATGTTGAAGGCCTATCTGTCGAAGCGCACGACCAGCTTAAAGCCATGATTATCAAGCGTAACCGCCCTGTCCGTACTATTGAAGAGAAGCAAGACGCCAGCGCTGATCTGCTCGCGTCTTACGCTGAGTTAGGCGTCACAGTAAAAAACGGAAAGCGAAAGACATCCTCGTCTATTGAAGACCTTTTACGGTTCCAAACGGATACGATCAAAAGGGTCAACGAGGGCTTCTTGACCGAAGGAGAGGCACGGCGTGTGATCCGTAACGTAGAAGAGATCGTTCAGGGGCGGATAGGCTCAGAGGACACCGGAGTTTTAGGTATCCCGTTCATTGATATCATAGATGACAACCCCTTTAATGTCGGGAATGAAGCTATCATTAAGCACGTTAATGATAATAATTTAGGCAAGAAAGACCATGTTGGCATAGCGAGGATATTCAACGCCCGCCTTGACGAAGCGGGTATCTCCCCCGACTCTGACCAAGACGAGAGCCGTGACCAAAAGGTCCGCAAGATGGTTGAGGACTCCATTAAGGAGTATGTGCAAAAGAAGCACCCTGCCACAAGAAACATGAAGGATGTGCCGAACGCAGTCATTGGCGGCGGTAAGGTTTCGGCTGGAGCGCAAGGGCAGAGAGACTTGCCGGGGGCTAAGAAAGTAGCCGGTGGCACTAGCGTTCAGAAAGACAAGAACGGAAACTACGCTAGAGTAACTCGCAACGAAGCGGGCAAGGTAACAAACGTCGAGGAAATTACGCCAGAGCAAGCTGTGCCGTCTTCGATACTGCCACCGCCCGATCTTGAGCCGAACCCGCCGAACACTCCGCGACTTCCGCCGCCCGATCTTGAGCCGAACCCGCCGCGACTTCCGCCGCCCGATCTTGAGCCGGGTGAAGAGCAGACAGAGCCGGAAAAGGCAACACTTCCGCCGCCTGATCTTGAGCCCGATCCCAGTGATGGGATGGCGGCTGGAGAGACAGACGAGGAGTTCCAACAGCGCATGGCGGACGAAGTCACCCAAGCGTTCGACGGGATTGAAACTGAAGACGCGCCGCCGGACCTAGACCCTGCGCCTGACCGTGCGCTGGTTAAGCTGCCTATCTCTCCAGCGGAGCAAGCCATTGATATTGTCCAGGGCGGCTTACTGGGTCACGAAGGCACAGGTGATACGTTGACGGGCATTGCCACTGGCGAAGGCGGTATTACTGAGGCCCGTAAGACTGAGATTGAACAGCGTAAGGGCCGTCCGTTGACCGACGAACAGGCTCGGAACGAAGCGGTGCGCGAGGATAGCGCGGCCCTGCATAATGGCATGGCCGGGTTTGGAACGCTCAACCCGAAAGTCCAAGCTGCCGTTATCGACCTTGCCTTCAATATCGGCGTCAACAATGTTCTGGACCCGTCAGAGTTCCCCCGGTTGCAACGGGCTGTCGCCCAGGGAGACGCAGAGGCGGTGCTGGGCGAGACGCTGAACACGGCTACCGTCGCAGGGCGCTCCGTTAAGGGACTCGCCATGCGCCGCGCTCGTATGTTTAACAAGGCCAGCCGGGACTTCCGTATCACTGCCGTCGAGCAATTAGGGGACGGCACGATTAACTATATGTCCGGCAATGAAGTCTTGTTTACCTTCAAGCGTCCCCGCCATAGCGATAGCCGTGCCGGGACAACTCAAGTGGCGAGCGGCTAATGGCGTTTGATCTTGAATCGGCAGTAGACCTTGATGTATCCCAGGGACCGGCGTCCCCGCCAACGGCGTTTGATATCGGCTCCGCACAGGACGTTGGCTTGCCCGACGAAACTGTTCTGCATGAGGAAACGGGTGAGGTCTATCAAATGCCGTCCGGCTCTATCGCTCGCATAGGCGCGATATTAGATCGCGGCTTTGACAAGGGTGACGCCCAGACCAAGATTAGCAAACTGAATTACGAGCTATTCCTTGGTAATGATACGCCGACTATCCGGTCCGAGAT